TAGCATCATTGCGTCACGATCACTGACAATGTGTATAGTCTTGCGATTCTGCACGTAATAAGGCTCCTTAAACCAACGCTCTAGCTGTACAAACGTTTTAGGACGTATATCGTGACTTAGTTCAAACTTGTAGAATTTAATGTGTTTACGCACTTCTAAATAGGCCTTTTGGACCAAACGCAAACTGTTATGATTAGTTGGGTTATACCACCAACTACTAGGACTTACTGAGTACGGAGTTAACTCGTAGAACTTTGTTTGCCAAATTGACTGCAAAGATTCGGCACGTGACATGATTATGGGTAGATGGTATCGCCTGCTTTAAGTAGCACAACTGAAAACTTGTCTGACTTAAACAGCACATTGAGTTTTTTAGCGAGATTAATTGCGTGACCAGGATTACTAAAACTTACTTTCTTATACTTTGGACCAGGGTAGGCTACAAGTATATTTTGTGTTTTTAGATTGATTGGTTGGTTATCAAAGAAAACTGCCCAGATGCCTTCTGAATCCAGAATCTGATCACTCTTGTAATTTGTTTTGTTGACGTGCTCTAACAGTACTGTTGGCTTTGGTCTTGACATAAAGTATCCTTACTATGTTTATTTATGCCAATTAACTACATATATAATTGCTAGAATCCGCCACCATCCATTTCAACTTTAAGTACAGCTTCTGCTTCTTCGGCTTCTTTAATTGCAGTTAGGGCCGCAATCTGCGCTAGTAGTTCGAATATATCGTTATGTAGATTTCTAACATCTGCAGCAGATAATGTTAGATCTTTGCTGTTAGTTTGATTCATTACTTTAACGCGATTATTAAACGCCTTTAAGTGTAGACTAAGTTGATTCTCCATCGTGACCCCCATTTGCTAATCTTAACTGTATTTGCATTTCTTCTTGTGTGTTAAATGGGCCTTGATATGGATATCTATTAAGTGTAATTAACTTAGGACAGTAACTCTTAACCCACCCGTTATTAAATTGTATAATATAATAACCGGCACAGAAGAAACTCTTACTTTTGCTACCTTTAGTAAACACTGGCAACTTATGTTGTACGTCCCATAAAGCATTCTGTGGTTTATTTTCACAGGGATATCCATATACCTCATGTGATTCTTTAACTAACTTGGCTACCTTAGTTTTGTCAATGACAATATTGTAACGGTCGCTTAGGAGTTTTAAACTACCAAACCGTTCTCTTTGTCCGTCGTGTACTAAGGTAACACCACTATTACCATCGTTAGCAAGTATAGTAGCTACTTTAGTACCATCACTTTCAACAACCCAACACTTGTTTTTTACAATAGTTCGTGCTAACAATGTAAGAGTTGGTCCATCACAATTAGCCGCGCTGGCGCAGGTTTTTTCAAATTCACAGAAACGTTTATACTGTCCCGACATAGATAATTCCTATATATGTTAAGTAATGCAGGCCTTGATCGGCACCCATCCAAACCCAAAACATGTGATCTGCTGTGGTTAAGCCTCGATTTAGTTGTTGTTTAGCCCAATCAATGTGATAATGAATAACTCCATCTGCTAGAGCAAGAAGAATAATAGCATTAGCACTGTGCGCAAAGAACACAAGAATGAATAAAGTAAGTGCCGCATGTACTGCCGCGTGATGCAATCCACCTTCTGCACCATATATACCTTTCTCTCTGAGCATGTAGTCATATTGCATTAGGAAGTCAGCGATAAAGTGCTTAATGCCAAATAATGCTAGTAAGATAAAGACAGTAGTAGTCATAATTAGCCTCTAATAAAAGTACTGCGTGACTTAGGAGTTTCCCACCAGTCAATGCGGTCTACTGTTACGTTTAGTTTAGACATTTATACCTCTGCAGGCGCCTTTACTTAATCCCTCTGAAACGAACAGGATAGTAACCCCTGCTTGTTTTAGTTGATGTTCGTATCTATCTATAACATAATCTACTAAGAATTCGACAGTAGTTTCTGTAGTAAGTTTGACTAGTTTTACATCTCCTACAAATTCCATACTCATCGGACCGCGCCCACAATGATATTCGATTAAATTTTCAGTAGGCATGTTATCTGCCCACGCAAAGATTACGCCATCTAAGTCTCGAGCAATTTCTGCTAATAATAAATCAGTTGCTAACGTGTTTGTAGTATTGGCTGCGATATAACTTAAATGTCCGTGACCAATATTTTGACACCCCCACGATGTAGATTCTTTTAATCCATGTACATATCTAAACATGTGTGGCATAGAGTTCAGTTGTGGCATTATATCAAAATTAGTAGTTAGAACGGTTTCTAACTCAATATCAACAGTTGGATGCTTTTTCTGTAGCGCCGATAAACAATAGTCATTGAAACTAGTTGAACTGGTAACTACTTTAACAATATTCTTTGGTCCGTAAATTTTAACTTTTGGAGTCACAATCGATACAGTGGCACCGGTAAATGTAATATTTCCTAGAGATTCTCCTTCAATCCACCATAGCTTATGATCGAATCCATCTTCGGTATCATCAATTGCTGCTTTAAGAGACTTTTTAACGGTAGAAAAATCAACTACTACCTTTTCTACAGGATCTACTTTACCAGTTACGGTAAACTTTGGTCGGTATGACCCGCCGACTATATCACCTAAGTTATTAATATATGCGTGATCTACATTAGTAGTATCACCTAAAAACATTGAACTTTTTATCATTTTCTTTCCCACCTTTTTAATTGACTAATCCTCATTTTTTGTTTTGTTTCCTCTGTCCTTTCTTCATAATATATTATACCATTGATTAGCCAAAAAGTCAAATACTTTTTGCATCATGTAATAAGTTTTCAAGCCCACGTTGTCGCTCTAAGAACTTAAAGAATAGTGCGAGAGTATTAACTGCATCAATGTCTGCTCTGTGCGCTGTGCCTTTGAACTGTAGTTTAAACGTGCCCATAGCACTAGCAAGCCCGCCACTAGGATTCTTGCCACGTGCAAACATCATAAACGTATAGAACGTTTTACAATCAATCCAACGACGACCGAAGTGTGGAAAGTCTGCATAGTTTTTACAGAACTCATCTAACAGTTCTCTACTGTCACCGCCACCCCAAGTGATTGGGTTGATCCAAGTGTTATGTTGTTTGATTAAGTCACTGAGTTCACGTGCAACTGTAGCATGACTTACACAGTTTAATCTAATATCGTGATCAGTAATACCAGTCAAATCGATAATAAATTGATCAATCGGCTCGTTTGGATCGATATACCATTTCTTAGTTATGTAATTTTCAAACTTATCATTGGCACTGCCAATGGCAATACCAACCTGAATGATCTTACCACTGGGTTGGTTTAATTCTAAGTCTAACGCTAAAAACTTCTGTGATTTATCTATCAAAATTTACTTTCTAATTAATTAAATGATACAATGTTACTGCTTGCGCAGGATAACTAGCACACATCCATTCTGCCATGTTGCTGGCATTGTCGCTTAGTTTAACTAGGTCATACTTGCCGCAGAACTTTAAGAACTGCGCACCTACCATAGGACGATTAAGTGCAGTTGCATTAGCTTTGATAGTTTCTTCTATCATAAGTTTATACTCTTTAGGCTGTGCCGCTAGGTCTACTAAAGTAACATTACGATTATAGTCATCTAACACACGATGTTCATCACCGTTATGATCAGTCCAGCGTTGTAGCATTAGGTTATTCCAAGCATACCCCTGCTTGTCTTTGTCGCTGTAGGCTTCTTCTAAGCCAACTTTGTTCTTAGTGCCTTTAGTGCGCACACCTGGATAAGCACTAAAGATATTATCTGTAGGATCACCACGCATACACTTTTCAAACAAGATGAACTTGGGATCCGGAATCTTCTTAGGCTCTTTAGTTTTCTTGTCTATAACAAGTTTACCTTTCTTATCATAGATGCCAGTAAGTGTATGCAACTCATCAGCAATACCGTTATATTGATTAACATTATCACTTAACAGTTGATAGAAGTCCGTGTCGCTTGATACAATAGTGTGATGATCAGTTGGGTGTGTTTGTATCCAACCGGCAATAAGATCATCTGCTTCTAAGTTCTCATGGCGCAGAACAGTGCAGTTAGTTCTTTCAGTAATAAACACTTTAAGTGCGTCAAAGGCATCCCAGAACATTTGTTCTTCTTCTTGCTCCAATTCAGTCTTAGCTGCACGTGCTACTGCACGATTAGCTTTATATGGAGTATAAAAGTCCTTGCGCCAACTACGGCCTTCAAAACAGAATACTACATGATCTGCTCGTTGATCTCGCCACGCTTTATTCACTGACGCTAAAGTAACGTGGATAGCAAAGCCTAACTTATCCCATGTGTCACTTTGACGATGGGCACTGTGTCGGGCACGGAAAAATGTATTTGCAGCGTCTACTAATAGATATCTCATTTAGTTATTATACTTTCATTCGGTAGTTTTGTCAAGAGAAAATTGGCCCATTCTTGGTGTGCATCTGCGCCGTAATGGTAGCTAGTCGGAGTAACTGTGTTATAACCTCGAGCTTTTAATAAATTAAAAAATGAACCAGAATGTTCATATGGTCGGTAATAACAATTATCCCAATCTAATAAAGTAGAAGTAGTTAGGCCACTAAAGGTATTAAAGAATAAATGTGGTATATGTTTACTCATCAACAGTTGATGTAAATCCCATATAGCTTTCTGGGCTTTATCGCAGTACTGCTGTACACTGTGTCTATCTAATACCCAATTTTTATAGAATTTCACTGCATCGTTGGATAAATCGTCAGTATTCATGTTTGCACTAAATTGGTGCCAGTAGCCATCGATAAAAAATTCTTCTCTTTCCCAAGTAGCCCATCCAATTATTACTAACTCAGGGGTGTTGTTATTTAAATAATCATAGGTAGTTCGTAGGATACGTTGGTTACTACTGCCACTTTCTGCATTGCAGTCCAGTGTAGAATTGTAATAATCTGCTATTCTTTGCCCATAACTAACTTTGACATTATCGGGGTGAGGAACCCTGCCAGCCGCAGTCTGTGTGCGATCATAATGATCCCAGGCCATAGCCGGATCGTCGGATAAAAAACAGAATGCATTTGCTGCTTCTGCACCTGCACTGTGGCTATCGCCGTTTACATATACTATCAACTTACTTCCGTTCTACCATTACCTAGATCACGTCTACGTTCATTACGTTTTGATGGATCGGCTTGATCTTGTTCATATGATTCTGTGATTACATTGCGACATATTGCTTTGAACCAATTGTCTACAATATCAGCATCTGTTCGACCTTGATAGCCTGCACGTATTAAGTTGGCTACAAATTTATCATTCCAATCTAATTCAAATGCACCATTACCTGGATCATCGGGATCTAAATCCATACTTAATATCTTTACCCAAGGTTCACCATTTTTAGTAGCAAGTTTCTTATCAGGGTCTTCTACTACTTTCTTTTTACTAGCACGTGGCTTTTTAGGTTTAACAGCTGCCGGATCTGTACTAGCAACCTTAGGTGTTTTAACCTGTGTGCGCTTCTTGCCTTCGGTTATAGGAGCAACTTTGCCTGTTTCGGGCTGTGCTATATTTGTTAATACATTTTTAATTTTATTCCACATACTATTTCCCCCAACTGTTACCCCAAAGATCAACATGTAATCTTGGGCTATAATAATAACCACGTAGCATTGCTTCGTCTGCTACGTTAAACTTATTGCCGTTGTACACACTAACGACACCACCAACGGGCATAATGTAAACTACCCCTGTAAAACCTGCATCTCTGTAGGCTTGCACAGCACGATCTACTTCATCGAAATCTTTAGGATTTTCAACTACAAATTTCAAATAGGTTGTGCCGAACTGTTCATAACTAGCTACAATCTCTGGTTTAATAGCATCAGCCCAACTTTCGCCACTAGCACTTAGTTTAGCACTAACACTAAATGTAATGTCTGGTCTACGACCGCCATCTACTCGATTGAATGCCCAAAACGTTAGGTAATCAGCAAACTCTTCATGTAACTCTTGAGTACCATTGGTTTCAAATGTAATGTTTTGCAAACTCTGCATCTTAGGATTGTCTAATAGTTCTTCATAAGCACGTTGCCATCCTAATAACGGCTCACCGCCTGTGATTACTAAATGTACATCGTTGCCATTGGGTAATAGCCAATCGCCACCTGGTACTAGTTCTAATAGTTTATCAACTACTTCACTAGTATCTAATGTTGGACTAAGGTGTTTAAACTTAGGATGCCATGACGCATAGCTATCGCAACCTGTATTCACTAATGGTAAGTCTTCATACCGACTATACAGTTCTACAGTTTTAGCAACTTCATCTGCTTCTGTACTAGCTGTGCCACGAGTCATACCAAAACCTGCACATTTAAAATTACATCCGTATGTACGTAAGAAAACTGAAGGTACACCTACGAAGCGTCCTTCACCTTGCGCACTATAAAATATCTCACTGACTTTTAATTTCATTATCTTTCCCAAGGGTAAACAATCCAAACATCTTTTTCTGCTTTATTGATAGATACTGCACAGTAATCAACACAGCGACTAAATTTACTAGACAAATTATCAACTAATACAGCTATTTTAACATTATTCCCCCAAACTTGCAACCAGTGTGCATCGGATGGATGGCAGCTATTTTGCCAATCGTTAGTAATCCAATCTAACGTAGCACCAGTATCGTTAATGTCATCTACAATAAGAATGTTTTTACCATTGTATGCATCTTCTGCCATCCATAAATTACTTTCTGGACCGTTATCACTGTCGCGTAGACTAACCTTAAGTGTTTCCATAGGAATACCTAATGTATTACTCATGATAACAGCAGGTATTAGCCCTCCACGAGTAAGACCAACAATGTAGTCTGGACGCCAATTATCTTTATACATTTTAAATGAGATATCATTAACCATCTCATGAACGTGTACATAATCATAATACTTTTTATTAATATCCATAGTTCTTTATTTCCTTATTAAAATGCCTTAACTAAACTTAGCCCAACTACGTTGTTCGATACACCACTTTGGTTTAGGTAATTCATTTGGTGTTCACCGTAGGCAATTACGTTCAATGATGCAGTGCGATATTTGTAGTATGCACCAAAATCGTATTCATTTACCGTTGGAGTAATGCTAACTTTTTCCTTAGAGTAATTAACAGTACCGTTGGCAGTATAGCCAGTTGGGATATCCACATTAACCGTGCCTTGATAGACTGTAACTGGTTGACTTACAGTAGCACCGTAGCTGTGTGCATCTTGCGACCAATCTAATCCAACGTTCCAACTATAACTTTGAGTTGCACCTACATTAGTAATCAATCCAGTAGACTGCATATTAGTTTCGGTTTGTCCTAGCCAAATACTACCAAATGCACTCATATGTTTATTTAGGTCATAATGTCCAGTGAAGTTAGAAAATGTAGTAAAACTACTCTGTACTTGTCCTAATGCACCACTAATACTATTGCCTACCCAAGTGTTTTGTTCATTTAACATACCAAAACCAACACGCACTTTGGCCCTGTCATTTAACTTAGTAGTCTTACCAATTTCAGCTAGGCCTAAAGCCGCAACATCGTTGGCGCTGAACTTAAAGTCATATTCGCCGGACTGTAGTTTAGCATTGGCTGTGTAAAAGTTTAACTTATTATACGGATTAAACTCCTCGTAGAAGTTAGCTTTGGTATTTGGGTTAAAGTCAGCTCT